ATAGCATTGGTCATAAAGACCAAGTATCAATGGATGAAATTGTAGAGGAAGATTATGGTTAAAATTCCAGGAATGTATCTAGAGAATAAGGAATATGAGCTTATACCTGGTGATGATGATCATTGGCATATTCGTATTAAAGAAGGAGAGTTCATTGAGTCTGTAGTAAGCTTTGGTAGTATCAAAATGAATGAGGTGGATGACAAGCTCAGCTTTAATTTTTTCTTGCACTCATCACCAGATCCAGATCTTACGGTTGATAACGTAGAACTTCAAAGAGTTATGGGTAAAATTTTAGAGAGTGTGCTAATCGATAATCTCAACAAGATGGAGAATAAATGAGTAACGTAGAACAAGTCATTCTTCGTAATGTGCTTACTAATGAATCCTATATGCGCAAGGTTCTACCATTTATAAAGCCAGAATATTTTCAAGGTGTTTACAATCAGTTATTCAAAGAGGCAGGGAAGTTTGTTGCTAAGTATAATAAACTGCCTAACCTTGATGCTTTTAAGATTGAGATAGACAACAGTGATAAGTTCAATGACGACCAGTACCAGGCAGCTATGGAAATACTGCCTAATATCTTTGTGCAAGAGACATCAGATGAAAAGTGGTTAGAAGACACTACTGAAAAGTGGTGTCAAGACCGTGCTATTCATAATGCAATCATGGAGTCTATCTCTATTATTGACGGTAAGCACAAGACACTTACAAAGAATGCTTTACCTGACCTATTGTCAAAGGCACTTGCTGTATCGTTTGATACTAATATTGGTCACGATTATATTGAAAACGTCAATGAACGATATGAGTTCTATCATGAGGATGAAGAACGTATTCCCTTTGATATTGATTTCTTCAATCAGATTACGAAAGGTGGTTTGCCTAATAAAACACTGAATATTGCACTAGCAGGCACTGGTGTCGGTAAGTCATTGTTTATGTGTCACTGTGCTGGCAATGTATTAGTACAGGGCAAGAATGTATTGTATATTACAATGGAGATGGCAGAGGAACGTATTGCTGAAAGGATAGATGCGAACCTGTTAAACATACCATTAGACCAGTTGCAAAATATCACAAAGGACATGTTGACATCAAAGGTTGATGAGATTGCTTCTCGTACAAATGGCAAATTGATTATCAAGGAGTATCCAACTGGTTCAGCTCATACAGGTCACTTTCGTGCATTGTTAAATGAACTAAAGCTGAAAAAGAACTTTGTTCCAGACATGATATTCATTGATTATCTCAATATCTGTGCATCAAGTAGAATGAAAGGTATGGGAGGTGCTATTAACTCTTACACTTATATTAAGGCAATTGCAGAAGAGCTCAGAGGCCTTGCGGTTGAGTTTGATGTACCGATCGTATCGGCAACTCAAACGACGCGTAGTGGTTATAGTTCATCGGATCCTGGATTAGAGGATACTTCAGAATCGTTTGGTCTACCAGCTACAGCAGATCTTATGTTTGCTCTCGTAAGCTCAGAAGAGCTAGAAGCACTGGGTCAGATTATGGTGAAACAGTTAAAGAACCGTTATAATGACCCAAATCATAAAAAACGTTTTGCGGTGGGTATAGATAGATCCAGAATGCGACTGTTTGACATTGATAATCCACAAGATAATTTAATCGATGATACCCCAGCATTTGATAAATCTCAGGTTAACGAAAGATTTAAGGATTTTAAAATATAGGAGGAACATATGTGGTTACTCATATGGTTAAAACTAACAGCGGCAACGGGCGTAGAGTACTTTCACCTCGGCACATTTTACAGAGAACTAGACTGCAATAAAGCCAAAGCTGAAGCTAAAGTGTTAATAACAGACAATAATCAAGCTATGGATTGTATTTACATTCCAAGAGATGAACAATAATATGGAATATGATGAAGAAGAATTTCAGGCTGTTTATCATGAATATATCGAGTTAACAAATGAATTATTAGAGAATTTTGATGTATTGATGGTAGCAGCTATTATGACGACAATAGGCTTTAGTCTATATAAAACATCACTATCAGATGAGGATTATAAGAAAATTGTAGACACCATGTACGATTTGAAAAATGATATTGCAACTATTGAAAAAGGATACCTACATTAATGGCAAAGGGTAATAAGAAAACCAGTATTGGTAATGGAAATATTAAGACATCATCTATGAATAAAAGTAAAAAACGTGGTTTCAAAAAATATCGAGGTCAGGGAAAATCTTAATGCATGCACGTCTCATCTCATACTCACAACCTTTTCCCCACATACACTCAGGCGAATCAGGAATCATGGGTCTCGACAACATCCAAGATCTCATCGCGTATTGTGCCCGTGTCTCCAATCCGTCAAACCAAGCTAACACCAAAACAACACCAAAACTACTTGACTATCTTATCAAGCACAAACACTGGTCACCATTCGAAATGGCAAGCGCCTGTATCGAAGTCACAACCACAAGAGATATTGCAAGACAATTCCTCAGACACCGTTCATTCTCATTTCAAGAGTTTTCTCAGCGGTATGCTAACATCAATGATCTTAGTAACGATTTTGTTTTAAGAGAAGCTCGTATGCAAGACCCGAATAATCGTCAGAATAGTATTGATGCCGGTAACTCTGAACTGAGGGCGTGGTGGTATGCACAGCAAAATTTAATTATTGACCAAGTTAAAAGGATTTATGATGAAGCAATTGATAGAGGCATTGCCAAAGAACAAGCACGAGCAATTCTCCCTGAAGGTAACACTGTCTCAAGATTATACGTTAATGGAACTATACGATCGTGGATCCACTATATCGAACTTAGATCGGCTAATGGCACGCAAAAAGAACACATGGAACTTGCAAAAGCCATCGCAGAAGCTATAGGTAAAATTTATCCGTCAATTAAAAACTTTGTGGAGAACTAATGGGCAAACATATTTCTACTTACTACTCAGACTTTGATGAAGGTTATTGCGAGATTCACTTTGACTTTAAAGAAGAGTATGCATATATCAAATACTTTGACAATAATGGTAAACGATTTTTTACAGAGGACTTTAAAGGTAAGTCTATGCGATATGTAGAAGATGCCGCAGAGAATTGGGCAATAGGAATTAAAAAGCTCGAAGCAGTAAATTAACTGTGTACATTCCTTTGTGATTAGTATAGAATACTAACATATATTATGGAGGAATGAATATGAGTAATCAACGTGGTGGTAAGTGGAAACCTGCTGCATTAGATAATGGTACGACAGACATGCGTCTTCGTAACTTCTTTAAAACATGTGTACGTGCTTTGGAAGATGAACCTGATTCTCAATTCTATTTTGAACAAATCGTAGACCATATCAATCAGGGTGGGTCTATCATGACGGACGACTTAGTTGCCGTCCGTCGTATTCTTGGTGTGTAGTTATTTTTTAGCTTCAGGTGTTTTACCTTTAGAGTAAGCTTGAGCACCAAAGAATGCTGCAACTAAACCAGCAATAGCAACAAAATAGGTGGGTGCAATGTCACTCACCAGTTGCGCTGCTGTTTCTTGTCCTATAATAGAAGTTACAATAATTGTAATTGGATATAGAAGCATGCCCCAAAGAGCAAACCAAGCCATAGCGCGGATTTGGTCTTCTTTGGCATCCTCATTTTCCTGCATCTTACGCTTATGTTCAAACTCGGCAATCTCCTTTGCACGGGCCATTTCTTCATCTGTTATGATACCATCACCATCGGCATCTAGATGAGCGAACATAGAATCAGGTTCTAATGTTTTTGCTGCTGCCATTATTCACCCTTCCATAATGTCCATGCACCATACACGATCGCAACTCCTGCTGCAATCTTGGCCAGTGGTGCCATGAATAGAACTAAACCACCGAGCACCATCAGTGCTGCCCCGTCTAGGCTTGTTCTTTCCTTCATTCTACTTTTTAGCCAGTCCATTTTCCAGCTCCTTTATTTTTGCTTCCATCTGATCAATCTTTTTAGTGATCTTAGGATACTTCTTTCTCCAGGCGTCTTCTGGTTGTTCTAACCAGGTCCACCCGAATTTGGCTACAAGATAATCTAGACCCTGATCCAGTTTAGCGTATGCCCAAAGACCTAATCTTGTCTCTTTAAAATACGCTAAGAATGCTGCACCAGCAACAGCACCGAGGATACTAGTATAGATCCACAGTGTGTCATCAAACAGTCTTTCGATCATTTATGCTTTGCCATATATTCTATGGCCTCCTCATGATCCTCTTGAGTTACTACACCCTCACTTAACAGTCTTTCTCTGTTTTTCATGTGTTGAGCTTGTACCTCTTCTTTCGATCCACCAAAATATGGAACACAGTGTCCTTCTTCAATAAGGATCTCTGTTGCCATTCTCGGCTCTCCCTCCCATTCCTCAACTACAAAGTCACCAAGGATCCGGCCAAACTTGCCTTTCATATCCTCACCGTTCTTTGCAATTTGAGTTTTTAGAATTGCAGTTTCACCTAATAATTCTTGTAGTCTATGCTTAGCAGCTTTACCAAACAATTTCTCTACCTTATCAGATGTTCTGCTTTCTGGTGTGTCAATTCCCATAATTCTGACACGTTCGTCAGATAATACAACACCAAATCCTAATTCTATATCAACGTCAACAGTATCACCATCGACGACTCTTAAAACCTTACATCTATATTCGTACACTAGATTCCTCCGTAAGTGCTCATTATTGCAGGACCAAATAAACTCATGACCCACATTAGAACGGCAATCGAGAATATGCCGATTATCAGCCATTTCATTTTAAAGTCATCGACTTTCATTTGTAATCCTAGTACCTCGTTACCTAAAATGCGTATTGCTAATTCGAACTTTCCCTCTGGGTGATCGATCACATCTACTGAATTTTTCTTTTCTTCTTCATCCATCGTTTTGCTCCGTATATTTTATGTAGTTCAACATTCCATGATCTGCTGCACCATCAAATTTACTTCCTGCCTTCCATGCTGCTTTACGTCCTCTCCAGCCATCTTTAATGCGCTGCCACTTAGTCATCTTTCTAATATTGCCATGGAAGTTAATGTAACGAAGTGTGCCGTGGTGTCTGTATCCCATAAATGCAAATGGAACTTTTGGAACAATATCGTTATTATTGACATGCCTGTAGTGTGGGCATGTAATAGCTTTCACAAATTTTTTGGTTCCGACTCTTGGTGAACCATATGTAAATAAAGCATCTACGTCATCAAATCGTGACGCAGCAACTGTAGCCATAGCACCACCAAGTGAATGACCACATATAAAAAACTCTTGTGTTTTCAGAATGAAATTTTTATCTTTGTGAGCTACTAGAGCGTCCCAAAGCTTTTCTATTTCGGTCTGAAATCCATCATGAACCCTGCCACCAGCTTGAGCTTTATCTGGCCAGGCGTTTAGATCTGCTTTAATGTCTGAAAATTCGTTTGGCTCTGTTCCTCTAAAACAGAGTACGTACATGTTCTTGTTTGACAGCGCGTGACATTGTGCACCATCATGTTCAAAGAACTCATGTTTTGTAAATCCCAATTTACGGTATTTTGGTTTTGCTTCAGGTCCATCCTCATAGGCAATGCCTGCAAGCTTAGCCATAAGGCTACACTTTTCTATATGATCCATAATTTGTCTCCTGTTTTCATCATTTAAACAGTAACAAAAAGATCACACTCACAAACGTTATTTATATTACTCTATATATACTATGTACAAATTATGTGAACTTTGCTATGATGTAATCAGAGGCAATGAATGAAAAAAATAATATTCATATTGAGCGGAGTAATAAACGCTATGGTGTTAGGAGCGATCCTGGCTACAGTTCTGAATGGATACGGCCCAGAACTAGATGCCAAAGAGGTCGAGTGTATGGCAAAGAACATATACTATGAATCTCGTAGTGAACCAATTGAAGGGCAAATTGCAGTTGCACAAGTAACGTTGAATCGCGTATCAAACAGTAATTGGCCAGGTAATATATGCGATGTTGTCTATGAACCTAAACAGTTCAGTTGGACTTGGTTAGAGAAGGATCAGACACCTAATGACCCAGTTGCATTTAAAAGGGCTGCAGTTGTGGCAAGAGACGTCATGATTGGAAACGTAGCAGATCCTACATCAGGTGCTACATTTTATCATGCATCTTATGTAAATCCAGAATGGAACCAATATATGGAAGTAAGTAAAGTTATCGGTGCACATATATTTTATGTATGGGATGGTAACTGGGAAAAGAAAAAGAAGTAATGTATATTACTCCTTGTGTATCTGTCTGCAAAATAAATAAGAATACAAACGTATGTGATGGTTGTGGAAGAACCATAGATCAGATTAGTAATTGGTTAAGATATAGTGATGAAGAGCGTATGAATATTATGAAAGGACTGGGGTATGGAAAAAGAACTTCGAAGGAAAATCGCTTGGTTAGAAAGGCGACACGCCGAACAGTCAAAGGTAGTGGAAAAGATAGAGAATGATCGCTGTCATGACCGTAGCTCTGCTGCATTAAAGGAGTTAAAAGATGCTAAAAAGGAAAAACTTAGATTAAAAGATCACATCGAAATGTTAAGAAAGCTAGATGAGATTAGAATTTCACAGGAAAAAATACATAGCTTATGACGAGAACGGTTATGTGATAATAATGTCACATAATAAAAATTGTGTTTTAGCATATTTACGCCAGCAAGGATATGTGATATAAGTATACTCGTAGATGTTAGAGGGTATTCAGGACCTGGGGGCGGTACCCAGCTGCTCCACCAAAAAAGTAAATGTTTTTTAAATGGCACGAAAATAAGTACGAACAAGTTCGTAATTGGCTAGGCTGGAGTCATTATCAAATGGCATGGCTTGGTGGATTAAAGGGACTAATATATGGTTTGTTAATAGGATATTTACTTTTTTGACGGGGCAGAAATAGGATCGACTGGTATTTGAGTCTACGAAACACAAATGCAAACGATAACTTTGCACCATCTGGTTTTGCTCTAGCAGCATAAACACAGGGGGAGGCCACTGCCTAGCAACAGAAGTGTGGCACTAATATATCACATTCATTAAAGGTAAAAGAAATGAAAATCGCAGTAATCGCAGTAGCATCAGCTCTAGCACTAGCAGCATGTGCAGGCACAGAAGCAGAAGCAGCAGAAATCGGTGCAACAGGCATCTCAATCGGAGCGGAAATTGACAACCGTTACAATTTTGATACCGAAAACATGAAAACAACATTAACTCCAGGCCTAGGTTATGACATCGCAGGTTTCGGTCTATCAGCTGAAATGGATTTTGTTGTATATGACGACGAGTTCACTTTGAACAAAGACAAACTACCAACTCTAGACTTTGGTGCTGAATATGGCATCGAAACATTTGGTCTATCATCAACTCTTTTTGTTGAAACTGGTTATGACCTAGAGACTGAAGACATGTCAGCAGTAGAAGCTGGAATTAGCTTTAAATTCTAAGCTGATATATAATAGTATCGGGTCGTTCCGTAATGAACGCGCGGGGAGCCACGGTTAGCTCCCCCTTTTTATTTGAAAGGAGTTCATTATGGATTTACTAGGTTACTACACAGCAGGGTTTTTTCTATGCTTGATTGGTGAGCCACAAGAATACAAAAACTGTATTGTTTACCGTAGCCCTAACTCATTTCCAACAGAAGAGACTTGTCAAGCCTCACTTGTAGCTCAAGGACAAATGTTGTGGTACATGTTTGACCAGGAATCATTTGAAGTTGTTGATATAAAATGTATTGAGTGGTTACCAACAAGAAAGGGTGTTTAGTGTCAAAAAATTGACACTTTGATGCTGACAAATTATTGACATTATAAAACATGACGTTATTTTATATATAATACCAAAAAGAGAGGAATTAGCATGAAGAAGCATCTACTTGGTGCATTCTTCGTAATGATGGCAACCACTGCACTATCGCAAACAGTTACCAATGACGCCGATGGACTATTTGATTCCACGAGCTATGTTGAAACAGATAGCACAACTAATAATACGACTACTAGTACCGTAACTACTGATAATACAAATACAAATACTAGTACTATTACTAGCACAAATAATAATACAAATACAAATAACAATACCTCTACTATTACTAGTACAAATACTAATAATAACACTAATACTAATACAAGTACTTCGACTAACACGAATACAAACACATCAACAGTCAATCAGACAAATGATTCAACTGTAGACCAAACTATTAACAATACTACAAATTCAACAGTAAACCAGACAACGAATTCTACGATAGGTCAAACTGTAACTAGTACAAATACTAATGTAAACACTAATAATAATACTAATAACAGTACTGTTAATCAGAGTGTAACGAGTAGTAATGTTAATACAAATAATAACACCGTAAATCAAACTACAACCTCTAGTGTAAATCAGACAGTAAACCAGACGACTGATTCTACGGTGGACCAGACTGTAGATACAACAAGTAATATTACGACAAGTAATACAAATTCGAATACTAATACAAGTACTTCGACTAATTCAAATACAAATACAAATAATACTACTATTGATAGTAACACAGCCAATACAAATAATAACACTAATGTGAATACTAATGATAGTACTATTACTCAAGAGATTATCTCACCTCCCCCGTCAGCTATAGCGCCTTCTATTCAATCAGGTGGAAATGACACTTGTACTGTATCATATTCTGCAGCTGTACAAACTCAAATTCTTGGTGTGTCTGGTGGCGGCCATGTTAGAGATTTAAACTGTGAACGTCTCAAGAATGCTAAGACTCTTTATAACATGGGCATGAAGGTTGCGGCTGTAGCTTTAATGTGTCAAGAAGAAACTGTTTATAAAGCTATGGAAATGGCAGGTACACCATGTCCCTATATGGGAGAAATTGGAGCTACTGCTCAAGCATTGTGGGATAACGATCCAGACCGTATTCCTGTAGATGACGGAAAGGAAGAGAATGATACAACGACTGCTATTACTATCGGTGGTATTCTTCTGGCTATCCTCTTCGTCCTATAGTCAAGATTACACATACGATGGTCAGCTGAGTCAAAGTGATATTGATCAGGGAACCCTCTATGCTTCTCCTGATGATATTGGCTTGATGGATGAAGGTCTGACTTACATGGATCAGATCATTAACAATGAAGTTACTCCATACACAAATGGTGCTGGTAGAGATTGGCAAGCAACAACTGGTTGTTTGAATGCTAGTACAAATAATAACGGTGATGGATCTTGGGCAGGCACAAGTGGCGGAAGTTGCGCCAACATTGGTACTAATGGTCAAGGCGCTATTCGTTTTGGTTACAACACCACAGTAGTAGCGCAAACTCAATCCGCAATAGCCGAAGCATTAAAAATAGCAGGCATTACTGTAGTTGGTTATCGTTATCAATGGAAAGTAAAGAACGCAAACGCTAACGATACTTCAGGTCAACAAATGAATAACCAAGATCCTTTAATTGTTACTGTGACTGTAAAAGATAAAGATGGTAATGTATTAAATGAAAGAGAATTTGATTATTCTTATTATATTGCTAATTGGCAACAAAAATATGGAATGTATTGGTACGATCCATTTATATCAGGTGATGATATTGATACGATTACATTAGAAGTTGAAGGCAGAGATGCTGGTTACTGGGCTGGCTGGTGGGGTCCAGAATTTAGAGAAGCAGGTATCTATAGTATATTGGTTGTTGAACCTCCAGATCCTTGTGAACAAATACCAATTGTAGATCCTACCTGTCCTGGGTTTATTGGAGAAGCGCAGTCAGAAGATCCAGCCGTTAAACAATTAGTAATTATTGCATCGACTGGGTCTATTCCGTTGTCTGAAGATGAACTAGCAGTTTTAGAATCTCTTGAGGAAGAAGAGGAAGAAATATTTGAAGAAGAGGCTGTTATCGAGTCAGTAGAAGCTGAAGAAGAACAAAACAATGTAGATGCTTTAGCTGTAGCTAGAAACGCAGAGTCTAATGCTTTATCAGATGCAGCGAATACTATTGAAAATACTTTATCAGCTACTGCATTATCTGTCGAACAAGATTTATCTTCCTCTTTGCAAATCAATAGACAGGCACAAAGACAATCACAACAGTCTATGAATGAAGCTGAAGAAACACAACAATCATCCATCGCTATGGCTGATGAATTAAATCAGTCTATGTTGAATTCCGAATCTTCTACAACACCTGAAGCAATTACAACTACACTAGATATTGCTACCTCTGGCTTAGATTTTAATAGTGATACTACTGCTCAAATGGACGAAATAAACAACAGTCAAACGAGTAGTGCAAATCAACAATCAAACCAGCAACAAGATACTGGACAAGATGGCTCTGAAATTGACATTAGCTCATTTATTGCAGAACAACAAGAGTCAACAGTAGAGGTAGAGCTTATTATTGACAGTTTTGAGATAGCTGCATTAGATAATGCACTCAATGATGCTGTAATGAATTTAATTAAAATGGAACAAAATATTATCAGAGAACAGGTTGAGGAGTCTCAAGAGGAAGAAGAGCTAGATGACCCCGTGTCTAATGAGCAAGAAGATGAACTAGTTGCCGCAGCACTAGCTGGAAGCGATGACGAAGATGCTCAAGCCGCACTACTTGGATTTAATCCAAACTTTAGAGCATATCAACAACCACAAATGGCTGATGCAGATTTTTATAAACCAAAAGACATTTATGCAGGACAAGAGAACTATGACAATCCAAATGCTAGGTTCTTTAATGGAGCGTCAGATGCCACTCATCGAAAGATGATAAGACAACAATACGAGGGGAACTAAAATGGCAGAGTTTGAATTTGCTGGTACCACATTCAGAGGCGGGAAGATGTTCGCCGTTCTCACAGCGCTATCTACTTTAGGTGGTGGAGCTTGGGCTGGTTTCGAGTTCTACAAAGACTATATGGATATGAAAGAAATTATCCAAAACATAGACATTGATGCTATTGCAGCAGAAAATGCTTTAGTAGTACAAAAGCTAGATGAATCGATGCTAAGAATTGATGAAGCTACAACATACACTAGAGATATTAAAAACGATTTGAAAGACGACTTACTGAAAATGGAAAACACCCTTGACCGTTTAGACGCAAAAGTGGATGAAGCGGTTGATAAAACTAAAGAGTCAATCGAGACTTTTGAAATAAAAACGGAGAATACGATCGATAAGTTTGAATCAAAAACAAAATCCCAACTAGATGAAGCAGAGGCTGATCTGAAAGAGGCTCAAGATGAACTAGAGGTTATGGCCAACAACCTAAAACTAGAACTTGAAAAGATTAGAGACACAATGGGTGAGATCAGATCAGAAACATCAGCAACTCTAAGAGATGTTGAAATGACTATGAGAGAGTCAGAAAAAGATACTCGTGATGTAATGAAAGAGACTAGAGCTGATCTAGAATTTAAAATGGATGAACTTGAAACTGATATAAAAGAAACAATTCAAGAAGCTTTAGACAATCCACTGAATGACTAAAATTTTTCCAATGTGACTCATTGTTAACACTAACATTTTATAAGTAGCACTAACCAGACAGGGAGGTGCTCATGACTTATTTTCAACTCAAGGAAGCTAACCGATATTATTGGATGGTAAAGGGGCAACTTATACCTGAGTCATGGAAAGAACCTGAGATTATGAAAACATATGAGTCATACTTTGCGCGGATCTGGGGAAACCATGAAGCATGTGTCCATGAAATAGGATTCGAGGCAGCATGGGCACAGAGACAAAGAAAATTAGCTAAAGCCTAAATTAACTGTGTACATTACAATTCATTTGGTGTAGTATACCAATATGAATATTTTTATCCTGTCAGAAGACCCCGTAGAAGCAGCTCAGCTGCAGTGCGACAAGCATGTAGTTAAGATGATTGTTGAGTCAGCACAAATGCTATCAACAGCTCACCGTATGTTAGATGGTTATGTGGAGAAACGACCGTCTAAATCCGGTAAGCGTATGATTAACTATTGGGTACATCCTAATCAGAACATGGAAGATAATCTATACAAGGCTGTCCACCATGGCCATCCTTGTACTGTATGGACTATGCAGTCTGCAGCTAATTACCGTTGGCACTACGAGCACTTTATTGCTTTACTTGACGAATATCAATATCGTTATGGCAAACAACATAGTACACGGAAACTAGAGGTCATTCTAGGTTTCCCACCAAAAAATATTAACTTCAATAAAGACATAACACCTTTTCCACTAGCTATGCAGCATGAACCACAGTGCATGCATGAAGGTGAACCAGTTCGTTCTTATCAAGAATATTATCAAACAAAGCAGTCTAGATTCAAAATGGCCTGGACTGGTCGTCCTATTCCGGAGTGGTTCCATGTTGCAAGTTGAGTATGATGTAATCGAAGAATTGAATATTGGTGACTGTAAGTGGAGACTTGCAGAAAACATTAATAATAAGCGTAAAGTAGTTCAGCTATGGTCTACAAT